CATACCGTCGTCGCGGGATCACCGGGATTCACGGGCGCGTCGTTCATCTGTACGGTCGCTTCGCGCGACACGTCGATCGACACTCCGCCATCGTCCGCGACGAGCACGTACGACGGCGCGACCCCGATCACCTTGTCGCCCGCCGCGTTACTCCCGACGATGTTGATCCCGTTTGCCGATCCGCCCGTGGTCCCGACCCCCGGGAAACTGGACCCGCCGAGCGCGGTTTGCTTCGCGCCCATGGCGTACGCGTTCGCTTCCGACATGATCACCGTGAGCCCCGCGAGCGGGAGCCCGTTCGCGGCGAAGTGCCCGACGATCAACCCGAGATCCTTCGCGGCATCGTCCGTGCTGGCCGCCGTCGGCGCCCCGTTCGTGATCGACGCGGGGTTCAGGTCCGCGACGGCCGCGACGGCGGGATCGATGAATTGCTGATCCAGGAAGGCCGCGATCCCCTTCGTCATTTCGTCGCGGACGATCATTTCGGCCGACGGGGACGACGACCGCGCCAATTCTTCCGTCAGGACGATGATCCCCGCCGCTTTCGCCATGGCGAGCGACGCAGATCCGAATTGCATTTTCCCGACGGGTTTCGCTTTCGCCTGTCCGACCCATTTGTACGTGCCGCCCGCCGTCACGACGGGAACGGCCGTGTTGAACGGGACATGCCGCAACCCGGGAATCCGCCCGAGAATCGACGCGGCCCGCGACAGCGCGATAAATTCGTTCGTCAGGTTGTTGACGGTGACGAGCGGCGCCGCCCATGCGGGATCGGTCGTCGTCCCGGGCGCGACCGCCGCTTTGATCAGAAGTTCGACGTTCGGATCGCTGTACGATTTCGCGCGTTCGAGCGCGCGGAAACTGTCGCCCTTCGCATGGAGTAAGGCCATGACGGCGCGAACGTACGTGATCCCTTCGGCCGCGTTCGATTTCACCGACACGACGGGCGCCGTCGTGCGGAGCGGCGCGCGCGGGTTCGGCGGCGCGTCCACGCGCGTCGCGCTCGCTTGCTGCAATTTTTCGAGCTCGCGGGCGCGGACCAGGTGATCGTCAATCGATTTCACGTCGAGCGACAGGGCGTCGTACTCGTCGCGGGCCGCGTCGGGCAACGTCGCGTCGGTCGCGGTGGCCATGATCGCGCCCATGCGGGCGACTTTCGCGGCGCGGGTGTTTTCAAACTGCGTGATCTGTTCTGCGGTTGTCATGGTCGGAATCCGGGAATGGTCCGGGGCGCCGGAAGGGTTCGGGCCTGTCGCGGCCAGGTATTGCGCGTCGATCGATTTGATCGCGTGGATCGTCGCGTCGACGTTCGCGGGAATCGTGACGAGTGAGAGCTCGCAAATTTCCGTCCGCGTGAAATGACGGCCGCCCGACGGAAGCGGTTTCACTCCGCCCGGGCGCGCGCGGTACCCGACCGACACCGCGCGAATCAATCCCGCTTTCAAGCATTGCCACGCTTCGTCGGTTCGGTCGCGGAGCGGGCCCGCGTCGGGAATCGTCGGGATTTCTGCGTCGAACGTGATTCCGTCGGCGGTCGCGGGGTGTAGATACGCGCGCCCGATCGGCCGTTCGCGATCATGGTGCCAGAGCAGCGGGATTGGATTCGTGAACGTCGCCCCGAGCGGTTCGAGTACGTCGCCCATGCGATCGGCGGTCGGGGTCGTCGCGACCCCGGAAATCTTCCGCGACGGCGCGTCGGCCGCTTTCACGTCGAGAATCGCGTACGCGCGTTCCACGGTCGACCCGGGAGTTTACGCGCGTCGAATTTCTATTTTTTTATTGTCGGCGGCCCGCAACACCCGCCGAATCAGTTCGGGGACCGTCACGCGTTCGAGAATCGCGCGTCGACGAATGACGTCGACGGCGCGCGACGGGAACGCGACGCACACGACGACCGACGGATCGGAGCGGTCTAAGGGCGGGCGCCCGCGGGGGTTTGCCATGCGATCACCGTCGGCCGAATACCATCATCCGGTAGCTGGGTGGCGGGGTCGAATCGTTTCGTTCGCATGCGTCGATCGCCATGATCAACGCGTACCCGCCGTCGATCCGTTCCGTCGACAGATCCTTACTCGGTTTGATGTTGCCCGCCGCGTCGCTTTCAACACTCATGTTTCCGATATTCCACCGCAACACGGGGTGCCCGTCGTGTCGAGCTCGTCGCGCCAGGATGGCCGATTCGAGCGACTTCGACGGGGCGGAGAGCGTCGCGAACCCCTGGCGTACTTTCACGCACGTAAACCCGTCCTGTTTTTCCAGTCGGGCGATCAAATCGGTCGCGTTCCACGGGTCGTAGGCCACGATCCGCACGTCGAATTCTTCATCCCACGCGCGGAGCAGGTTGCGGACATAGTCGTAGTCGACCGCGGCGCCCGGGGTCGCGGTGATCAACCCCTGGCGGGCCCACACGTCGTACGGGACGCGATCGCGCGCGACCCGGGCCGCGATCCGCTCCGCGGGCACGAAAAAATGCGGGAGTATGTCGAACCCGTCCGCATCGGGAAACACCGCGACGGCCGCCGTTAAGTCGGTCGTCGTCGACAAATCGAGCCCGACGAAACATCGGCGGCCGCGGAGCGACGCGCGGTCGATCGGGACCTGGCACGCGTCCCACGCGGAGAGCGCGATCCAGCGTTCCGCCTGTTCGGTCCACTGATTCAGGTACAACCGACGAAACATGTTTTCCTGAGCGGGGATCGCTTTCGCGCGCGCACACGCGGTACGCATTTCATCGAGCGATCGAAAATCCCCGAGCGCGGGGTTCGCGGCATGCCAGACGCGTTCGTCGGTCCAGTCGGCGCCCGCGGGTGCTTCGAAAATGATCGGCAGAAACGCGGGGTCCAGGGCGGGATTCTCCGCGACCGCTTTCGCGTGCGAATAGAGCTCGAACAAAATCGAATGTCGGTCGTACCCCGCGGTCGAAATCGCGATCGTGAGCGGTTGCGCCCGGGCGCCGGTCGAGCTCGTCAACACGTCCCATAGTTCACGCGACGGCGCCGCGTGTAGTTCGTCGTACAGCACGCGCGACGCGTTGAACCCGTGTTTCGAATACGCTTCCGCCGAAATCGCGCGGTAGAACGATCCTGTTCGACGGTGCACGATCCGTTTCTGCGAATCGAGAATTTCGCACTCGGCCGACAGTTCGGCATCGGCGCGAATCATTTCGGCCGCGACGTTGAAGGCCAGGGCCGCTTGATCCTTGTCCGCGGCCGCGGAATACACTTCCGCGCCGATTTCCCCGTCGAATAACAATCCGTCGATCGCGAGCGCCGCGATCAATTCCGTTTTCCCGTTTTTCCGCGGCATCATCAGCAGACAGACGCGGTACTGACGCTTTTTCGTTTTCGGATTCAGTTTGAACAGCGGCCGAATAATTTTCTTTTCCTGCCACGGTCGCAAGTTGAACGGTTGCCCCGCGAACGGGCCTTTCGTGTGCGTCAGTTTGTTGATGATTTCGACTTTGCGCGCGGGCCCGTTCGTGACGAGCTCGCGGGCGCGTCGGGCGCGTCGCGTCACGACGGGCGCCCCGCTCGAGGTTTGATTTGAATCAATGCCGGCAGCATGACGTCGTTTTGCGTAACGCGCGCGTCCGCGAGCTCGTCGACGGCGCCCCGCGGATCGGATTCAACCGTGGGGAATTCCCAGAGTTCGACTTTGGCGACGAGCGCCGCAACCCCGCGCGCCAGGGACGCGCGCGCGATTTGGAGCGCGTGATCCTTTTCCGTCGACCCCGCGACGTTCCGCCAGCATGCGGGCGGGTCCGCGCGCCCGTCGTCGGCCGCTTCGACCCGAATCAGCACGATCCAAAACTCTTTGTCGATTGTCATGTCAGCAACCCCGCCCATTTCGACGGCGCCTTGTCGGATTTCGGCGCCCCGATTTTGTTTGCCCGCGCGCGCCCAGTCGGAGTCAACCCGAGCTCTGACCATAGCCGGTGACAATGCGTCAACGCGCGATCCGCGACGAGCAGGTACGGATTCGGAATCGGAACCGACTTCGTCGTTTCGATACACATCCCGAGCGCGATCACCTGAGCATGGGCGGCCAGGTACCGCGACCATTGTTGACAGAGGGCGACGAGGGCGGCCCGCTCCGATTCCGTCACGAGCCTAGCGGCGCGGAGCAAGGGCGCCACTCGTCGCCACTCTTTCGCGGCCGCGGCATCGTCCGCGAGCTCGCGGGGCGGGGTGTCGAAACTTTCATCGGCGGGCGCGATCGTCGGTTCGTCGGGATTCAGCGGCCGTTTCCCGGGATTCCCGCGAAGGATTTTCAACGCGGACGGTTGCGGCCGACGTCCCGAATTCCAGTTACCCATAAAACACGCTATCCCGCCCGCGAGCGATCACGAACGGACGCGCGCCCAAACGATCGCGGGCGGGACATTTCCGCGCGCGTCGACGCGGGCGGGTGTCGTCGTCATCGCGCGACACACTGACGAATTCTCCGATCGTGCGAACGGGTGTCGACGTGTTCAAAATCGATCGACACGTCGCGACGATCGCGGGCGCGAATACTTCCAAGTATTCCGCGCGTGTCGGAATCGCGGCCGCCGTCACGAAATCGAACCGCGATTTCACGATCGCTGCCCTGCGCGCGTTTCCGCTTCCGTGCGTTTGATCATCGGTTCGACGTACCCGCAATCCGGGCACACGAAATGCCACACGTCCGCGCCGAATCGCGTTCGACGCGCGCGGTACATCCGCGGGTGACGACACCCGACGAGCGCGACGACGAGCGCGCGCCCGAGCTCGCGAATCAACCGCAGATCCACCCGCAAAACCACGCGTGCAAAATGCGGAGCAACGCGAGCAACACCGCGCCGACGACGAGCGCGCGAACGAACGTCGGCAGATTCGGAAAATACTTTTCCGCGAAGTACAGCAGGAACGACAGCACCCCGAGAAACACGACGATCGACAAAATCGAATTCAGCACGATTCACCCCCCGATCCGACTCCGATCAACCCGCCACGATTCCACCCGGGACCCGACTGTGACCCGACTGTGACCCGCCAGGGACCCGCCGCGGTCCCGCGGGGGTCGTCCCGGGGTTCCGCGGGGGTTTCCCGGGGGTTTCCCGGGTCCATTTTTCGCGGGATTTTCCGCGAAAACATGCGCGAGGG